AAAATTATTTTGCATCTTTGAAAGGTTTCTTGCTATCGTTTTTGTTTAATTCTGTATAGTTTTCCATGAAAAATCCGTATTTTAAATGATCTTTTGTAGATATAGCAACGTGTTTCTGGGTATTTTGAGGCAAAGGAAATACTCGAAATGGCATAACCTTTTGTAATCGGTTGTTTGCTATTCTCTGCCAATACATATTGAATAGTATATATTTGTACGAACATTATGTTTATATTGTATTTCTATTGATTTTTCGTCATAAATATATGCATCTATATGTATATAAACCATGGATTTTGCTACAAACCTGTTAAAACCCTTGAAAAACATCTTTAAGCACCCTAAATTGAACACATTATTGGTTTCGGTCATCATTTTTTCCATCATTTATACGATTTTAGACGATAAGCATTTCAGTGGCGTCAATGTGATCAAAGAGAAAATCAAAGAAGAAGTAATCAAGAAAGAAATCGAATCGAAGGTCAAAGATCCCGAAACACCTTCCGCAAATGAACCTTTTATTGGCTCAAACGTGGAAAATTACTACGGACTCATGAAAGAAGCCGAATTAGAAAAAACCATCGGCGAAGCCAAAGAAGAAGTGGAAGAAGAACAATTGACTCCAGAGAACATTGAACAACCTCTTAGTCAACGTCTCTTTAATAGAACGTATTTCTCCTTTACCACAGCCACGCTACTCGGATTCGGTGACATATACCCAGTAACGAACATTTGCAAATTCATTGTGATGATTCAAGCATTCATTACAGTTGGATTAATTGTGTTTTAGATTGCAAAAAGTATGAATATTGAATATGTAAAATTCAGTGACCTGGTGAAAGGCTTAGATTTATCGTCTAATTGTACACAATCACCTCTGTAGTGATAGCACCAGGGTCTTTTGAATTGATGGCCCTCCTAGCAACAATGTCTTCATATTTATAATCTTTGAAAGAGTCCTTTGATTTCTCCACGGACCACCCATTATCTAAAGCATTTGATATAAATAACTTTTGTCTAAGAGTTTTATTTATATTTCTATATTATACAATGAGCTCTATCAAAATTACAGAATCATTAACTAGCAATAAGGATTGTCTAGACAATTATAATCTTGTCGTTGACAATAATACTACTCAAATTTCTTATAATGAGGTTATGGTAAAATTATATCGTATTCTCGATGGAAAGCACGATTTTGAAGGAGGTAGTTCAAGCGATAGATCTTACATTAATAAAACTGACTGTGATAATAGTATAGCAAAAGAACAATTAATTGGCCTAGTAGATAAAGATCTTGCAACCTATTATCTAACAAAAGATTTAGTACGAGAAGATGGGTCTTATTCTCCTTTAATTAATAAACAATTGCATCTAACCGCAAATAGCTTACACGATATATTTGATTTTACAACTGGACTCGAAAAGTATCCTTTCAAAAAAGGAGACAAAATCAAAGTTTCATTGTTTCACAATGAAAACAGTAATCCAATAAAAACATATTGTCTAGACCGCCCATTTCATAGTGATTACAGAATAGTAAATAAAAATAAACAGATTGATCTCATTGAATTAAAAAGGTTAAACGATGATAGGGAGACTTATGGTAATCATGGAATTTTTTCGATTAGGGTAGGTAACAAAAATAATTTGAAAGGTAATCAAATACTTCGTGATGAATTAGCAAAGACATTTAAATTTACAAACCGCTCATATACAATTGACGCAACTCACATTTCAAAAGATACTATATTAGAACCATTATTCGGGGTCAATAACAAATCTCAAGCAATCTTTGGCGACCATTTAGACCCGGCGTCTGTCAAAAACGAACAAACCAATGGAGTCCAGGATAATAAACAAAATAATTCCTATACAAACCGATTCCATTATTGTTTTTTGAAGGGTATTCCTATTGAACTAGAAATATCTACAGATGGAAATAATAAAGGAAAAATACAATTCACTTTTCACCGTTCTGGAAATAAATCTACTTCATTCTTCCATCCTAGTAAGAAAATAGCAGATATATCCGGATTCGCTCCTTCTGTAGCTGATATATCTCTTTTCATATACAATAACATATTAACAAATGTGAAGAAAAAGAAAAAGACAGGATGTGTATTTTCATTATTAGGAAGTATAAGTACAGCATTGTCTCACGGAAAAAAAGCACCAAAAGGGGAAACCGCAAGGCAAGGGTTTTTTTCTGGGTTTTTTAATAATATTATAACAAGCATAAGTCAAGTCATTGATGGAGATATATCTCCAAGTGAAATACTCGTTATACTCACTTCTTTAAAAACAATAGGAGATCAATTGAGATTGTCCGACGCTCAGATATTATCACACATTTACCCTAACGCATCTGGATCGTATTGTATAACATTAGATAAATTTTTGTTTGATTTTGGGGTTGCGTCTAGAAAATGTCTTTTATTGGGTGATTCTCCATCTGTAGAAAATTTTGAACTTCACGTTTACGAAAATAAATTAGACCGTGAAGAGTTGTTGACTTCGGCATTGAAGAATCAAGAAACTATTAAAAATATGAATGTTGGTCCAATTATTGATTTACAAACTAAATATGGCAATGAAGTAATTGAATCAATTAACTTAACTGAAGAAAATATACAAGAAATAGAACAAGAAAAAATAAAAGAAATCATTAAAATTCAAGAAAACATTATTGCAGATATCAAAAATGAAAAAAATAAATTAATTAAAACAGATATTTACAATAATATATCAACTTCTCTTTCTACTATTGATATAAATGAACGCATAAAAAATATTGAGGAAAAGATACAGATTAAAGTTGAAATAGCCAACAATAATCTTGATACGGTAAAAAAATACAAACAAGATAACAGACGCTATAATATCGCGGAATACACCTTGTCAATAGATGAAACACAAACACAAACTCAAACAGATTTTTTGAATGAATGTCGTTTGCTACACGTTCAATACTATATATTTCAATTATTAAAATGGTATGCTGACAAAAATCCTCACGATATAGAATTAATAATTTTAACAAAATTACAAGATTTGATAATAGAATATATATTGGTAGATACAATAGACAATAATAATTTTCGTAACGTGTTTGATAAAGTTTATTTTATATTAAAACATCAACAATATGATGGCAAACCAGTAACTCCACACTGGCATCTCTTAACAATAGATACCGTATATTATTCTACCACCTCAAATGGCGACATAAAATATTTTGATTCATTCAACCTACCAGATTTCGGGCAAACAGGTGGAGCTGGTGATGAAGCATTAGAAACATTTGGAAATGAAATTATTACAGAAACGCAAATAATAGAATCATTCATATTTTTGATAGAGACGTATACTACTACTTTGCGAAGTGGAAATATGTATTTGAAAACAGAACTGGAATCATTTATTACAGATGCAAATAACTTTTGGATAATGTGTATGTTTTATGTTGAATCCAATGGATATGAAAAATTATTAAACCTATTTGATATACTCACAATAAATGATAGTGAATTAAATGCAGTAACGGATATAGGAAAATTGTCTGAAGATGTATTGGACAAGAGTACCATTGAATTAACTAATATTATAGCTAATTCAGGTTTTGGTAGACAGCCATTACTATCAGCGCAACCAGTCGAGTCGGCAATGGACGTCGAACAACCACCTGCACCACCAGTGACACAAGACGCAATGGACGTAAAAGCGAACCCAAAGAAAAGAGGTCGTTCAGAACTTGATGAAGGGGAACGAGATGAAGGGGAACGAGATGAAGGGGAACGAGATAAACCTAATAAAATACATCGTGGCGGGGCATATCAAGATCATTTTAACAAATTGCCCGAACGTTTACAAAAATTGTCTAAGTATATTTTTATGCTTTTGAAATTTATTGATTCTACCAAACTTTTATTAGGCATTAAAGGAGATGAATCAAAAACGGTTTCGTTGATTGAAACAAGTATTACAAAAAAAGACGGAAAAGAATATTATTTTATAAAATCAGAAGATGTGACGGTTAATTATCGCATAGTTGGAAATGAAAAGTTAGCACTACAACTACCTGCGGAATGGAATTCTAATTTCCCTGATAAAAATATTTCACCAGGATATATTGTATCTTCCGTTTTCTTTGATGGCATCGAATACAATTATTTAAATAAAACAGACAAACAATCTGGAATTCATAGTATGTCAGACATAAGTTCCACAGATACAACTAGTACGAATGATTCTGGCATAACTGTTACTAGTAACACGTCTACTGGTTCCATGTCGAATGGTGGAAAAGGGAAAAAACGCACTAAACGAAACCATAGAAAAACAAAAAATATCCAAAAAATGAATAGACGTTCTCGCAAAAAAGGCGGCACCAAGAAACTCACATTCACGGATAAACTCAAAATGCACAAAGAAGGTGATACATTCGCCCACGAAGGTAAGGAATATACATTAGGTAAAAACAAACATTATACTACCAAACCTCTTACCACATTAGCAGAGAAACTGAAGGCACACAAAGAAGGCGATACTTTTGGACACGAAGGTAAGAAATACACATTAGGACCCAATAAACACCTTAGTGTAGTTGGTGGTAAGAAGACTCGCAGGAAGAAGTCCAATCGCCGTACCAAGAAAAAAACGTCCAAAAAATAAATAGCGACAAATGTATTATAAAATTGATTGATTTGACCGATGTTATGATACAATAATAACACAATAACCAAAACATGCGCAACCAAAACAAGTTAATTGACTTTTCGTGGAACGCTTTCCTAGTTCAAAACTTGTTTTCTATAAACCCAGTTCAGATGTATGTTGAACGTATTGCTAATGCCCCATATGAAATTGTGTATGGTTACCATAAAGATTTTGATGATGATAATAGTGGAGAACCTAATCATTGGGTATTACAAAATAGCGATAATGGAAAGAAGTTGTGCAGTATAGAATCCGGAATACAAAATATACATGACGATATAAATGACAATTTATGTCAACTATATTGCATCATGAAGTGTTTGAATATCAAGTTACCTTCTAATTTGGGTCCAAATGATATAACACAAAAAATAAATAAACATAAACTAATAGTAGCAACCATTCGAGACCTAGTAAATCGTCATGATTTTAAAGAAATGTTACAAGAAAAAATGACTGAAATACAAGAAGGCTTTACAGAAATGGATTTCTTAGAAAGAGAACATTATCTCATGTATGAAACACAAACTCGTAGTGGTAACAAACGAAAAACCCATCATCTAATAGACGAATTGAACTATATATTAGATGACTGGGAAAATTTTGGATACAAGCATTTTATTAACGACGGCTCATGGTAGATAAAAAATTGAAATTCATATTATGTTGTATTTTTATTTCAACAAGATTCTTAGTTATTGATATCTAAAATATGTCTGTATGGAGTGCACGTATTATGTATGCAATTAGTATACGTAATAGGTGGACTGACGACATATTATTTAAATTAGGTATTACAAATCGTTTTGATGAAGACAAGGATGAAACTATTGCGCTACAAGATGTTTTAGAACGCGAAACTCATAATTTAGATGAAGATTGGGTAAAAGAATACGAATATTTCGCATGGAATTTCGGAGAAGGAAATGCGTTAGAGGCCAAAAGAGACTTGAAAGCGTTGTGTAGAATAAAAGGACTTCAAAGGTCAGATGTGTACAATAGACAAGGTGACCGCACCGCAGATTACTTTGATATG